CTGCGCCGTCCTCGACCGTGCGGTCGCTGTTGGAGCAGATACGAGCCTCAACGTCCCGCTTAAGCTCGCGCATCGCCTTGGCTTCAGCCTGTGCGATGTTCGCAGGGCCTACCGAGTTAACGGCTTGCTGGAGGTTCGACACGAGGAAATCGCGGCGGAAGATTTGGACGTAGTTACCGAGGCGAGCGCGTTCAGCGAACTTGTCGGAGAACGAGGTGACATCAGTTCCTTCGGAGATACCCGTGGTGACGGGTGCAGCGAGCTTATCAGCAGTCCATTCCGAGAAGGTAGACTTAGCCGTTCCCTTGCCGCAGAGCGACAGGAGAGGGGTCTCTTCTGGGGCGAGGAGGGTCAACTCGTTGGAGAGATCCTCGCGGTTACTGATGGCGGAACCCTGACCTGTCCGTGCGGCAGGAGCATTGGGCGAATAAGTGGTGGTGATAGGCATATTATTATTTTATTTTAAAATTATTTGTATTTGGCGATTCGGGCTGAGATCCAATCATCTACTGATTGCGATTCCTCGAACTTGCTGTATGCCTCCGCTGCCTTCCTTGGCTTGCTCGATCTTGTGCTTACCGCAGCTACCGTTGGTGATGAGGATGGATTTATCTTCAACTTACTTCCAACTGCTGAAACATTAACACGCGACTTTCCTTTACCGAAGATGGAGTTGGCGGCATGGGCTAGGATGTATTCTAGCTGATAGCCAAGCTCTGGAATCTTGATTTTTACCTGTTGAGCGATTGGGTCTTGCATCATTGCTTGGAACCTAGACCCGACCTCAGACTCAGCGTCTAGGATGTCGGGAACCTCGTTCCTTGCGGCGGCTGAATACTGCTCTTCCATTTGTGCGAGTTGCTGGATCTTGGCGATCTGCTTCTCTTGGGCAGGAATGAATTTGGTAATTGCTTCCCGAGCGTTGCGATTTGCCTTCCGAATCTCCCTCTTGGTGAATTCACGGTCACCCACGGTAATAATATCGTCTGGGCCGTAATCCTCATGTTCCTCAAGGATAGCGTCTGTATCATCCAAGACCTGTTCAAGCTCGCCATACTTAGCAATCAACTCCTTCGGATCGGAAATATTCCTGAATGGATTCTCATCCTGTGGAACTTCCTTCGTGGGTTTTGCTGTCGCCTGTTGCTGGAGCTTTTCTTCCAGCAGCCTCTTCTGTGCGGTTAGTTCTCCTACACGTTGGAGCAGGCGACTCTTGCCTTTCTTAGCCAGTTCTTGAATCTGCTCAGTCGATAGATTAAGCAAATCTATTTCAGCTTCATCGGAACCTGCATCCTCCTCCTCGTCGGTATACTCGGTATCATCCTCGGGATCAGCTTCCTGCTCCTCCAGCTCTACTTCGGTATCCTCCTCGGATTCCTCTGCTTGTTCGTCCTCTTGTGATGCAATACCGGATCTCCGAGCAATATACTCCTCAACCGATACGTTTGACACTGGTTCTGTAGCCCCAGCGATGGCCGTAGATTCTTCACTCATATGTTAAAACGCCAATTACGCTAGGCGATAGCGATGAATGAGAACTGCTGGGATATTGATTTATTGTCAACCCCCCTCCCCGGGACGCAAAAACGCCCTAGTAGCATTTAACTACTAGGGCGGGGGAACCAATCCAAACATGAACGAGAATTACTTCTCGGAGGCAATCTTCACGAATTGTAGTATTTCGTCAAGAGTAGAAATTGATCCTGCCAATTTCATCACCTCACTTGTGTTTTCCGCCTGCCGAAGTGTGGATATAAAAGCCTCCCTCTCGTCAGATAGGAACGATAAGAATACCTTGAACTCCTCGTTGTTGATGAGGATTGCGACTGCTTCCTGTAGTGTTGGGACTGGTATCATATTATTTCATTGATTTGCTTCCGCTGCATTTCCATTTGCGGCGACTTAAATTGTTAGGACTATTTGCGTCAGATTTCCAGTCACCTTTGATCTTGGCGGAACGGGCGCAGTAAGCATCACCCTTGGCTGTGCCGGGACGAATACGATCCCCACCATCCGCCGCCTTGCCAGCTTGTCCGAACTTCACGGTTCTCTTGCGTCCCGTGGCGGGATTGGTGACTACTTTTGTAAATCGCTTTTCCATTATGGTTCAATCAGATATTCGCACTCAAAGGCGATAATAGGGGGTGGATCAATCAGTGAGTAGTATTCTGGACGAGGGGCGGTTCTCCGTAGGCAGGTCTCGCAACCTTCGCGCCAGTCCCACTCACCATCTTCATCAAACCCTACGCCATTGCATCGGGCCATGTCGCTGTTGAGCTTGTTCATTTTTTCTTTGCGGTCTTAGCTGCCTGTCTGAAGTCACTGGCGGATGGAGCTTTCTTGCTGCCCACCTTGTTCATCTTCTCACCCGATCCCGCCTTAATGCGAGCCTTCTTTGCATTGATGTTTGCGTATAGTCCTTGTTTCATATTATTATTGCTGATTCATCCCTTGGGTCTGGATTCCGCCCATCTCCGCAGGTGCTGTTCCGATGCGTCCGATCTCTGCGTTCTGTGCCTGTTGCATCTGGAACTGGTATTGTTCCGCATACTTCTGGAGCCTTCCGCCGAATGCCTCGTCGTTTTGCGCCCTCTGAGCCACATCAGGCTGCTGTGCGTATGCCTGTAGCATCTGCATGGCGATCTGTGCGCCGTTGGGCTGGGCAGGCATCTCTATGCCAGCGTAGATCTTCGCTAGGTCGTCCGTAACCTGTTTCTGAACCTTCGCGGTGGCTTCCTCGGCAGGTTGCAGGACATAGTCCCCGAACACCGGGTCGATGCTCATGGCGGCGAACTCAAGGAACTTGTCCATGTCGATGCGCCCGTTGCGGTCGAACTGAACGAGGCTCCCGATCTGCTTCATGCGTGACTCGGCGTTATCCGGGTCTGCGCTGAGTGAGTCGAAGGATACCGAGAATGAGTAGTTCTCGTCAGGCGATCCCTTGGTCATCGTCTGCGGGTTAGGGTTGCCTGTTACCTGAAAAAATATCTCATCCGGCCCCATGCGCTGGAACAGTTTCCACGCCAGCCCGAGGACATCCTTAACGTGGTCGAGATACTTGTTAACATAGAATTGCTGGCGAACCGATGATATGGGGCTACTCAGGTCGAGTCCCACTGCGCGGTCTGCCTGTGCGTTCATGGATACCTCGATCTCCATCGACCCGTTGTCCGCTGGTGGGATCGGCCCGAATGCGATCTCCCCGAGCCTGCGATAGGGAACCCGGCGACCCGGCCCCCAGTCCGAGGGTGGTCTACCAGCAGGGTGCATGAGCGGTGGTAGGGTGGCTAGGCTCGCCCTGTCGATCCGGCTGTCACGCTCGGTCTTGATCTGTAGCTGCGATCCACGGAGGATATCGGAAAACGTCTGAACCTCATACATCCGGTTCTGGTTGTAGCTCAGGCGGGTGGTCACGAACGGATAGTCATCGTATCCATTCAGTAGCTCAGTCTTCGCATATCCATCGACGTTGGGGTTGAATACGGTGCAATAGATGCCCTCGGCTCCATCCTCATCGATCAGACGCTGATAGGCGTATACCAGCATCACTAAGTCATCGTCGTTTGCGATGGGCAGGTTGGTGAAACGCTTCGCCTTCTGACCGTCTAGGTAATACGAATCCTTCCCGCGAAGGTCTTCGATGGCCTTCCTCACCCACTCCTCGTCCCAACCCTCTGTGGCTACCTTCTTCTCAAGCTCCTGAGCGGTCACGAACGTCCTCCAGAAGACGTATGGAGCGGACTGCGGGTCGATGACGTATGAGGGGAATAGAACCTCACCATCTGGCGCACAGGACTGCACGAAGGGGCAGTTGACCGACAGGCGGGGAACCGGGATGCTCGCCCTGCCCATCTTGCGGATCTCCCGCAGGAACTTGTTAACGCGCTTGGCGTTCATGTTTGGGAATGCCTGAACGATCATGTCGACCAGCATCTCGTCATCCACCCCGTTGATGATCATTTCCGCCATCTCCGGGGATGCCTGTGCAAGCTCCTCCAGCGATACCTCCTGCAGGAATGTGCGCTTCTCGCGCTTCCAGCCCACATAGGTGACCATGATGCCCTTCTCGAGCAGGTGGTTTGCACCAAGCTCCATCTGGTTCTTGAAGTCCGGGATGTAGCTGGATTTCATCCACTTAAGGAACGAGGATACCAGTGCCGCCCTCGGGATGGACGAGGTGGAGGTTGGGAAAGCCTTGATGTGGCTGCGGGTCAGGGCTTGGGCTAGGATCGCCACGAAGGCATCGATGCGCTCCCCGATGACATTGACCTCCATGTCCGATGCGCCGTCCCAAGGGAAGGCATTAGACCCGTTCTTGCGAAGGTCGGTGGTCTTACCATCCCAAATATTCCGCCGATCATCATAGCTGCGATTACAGACTTCAAAGTATTCATCTAGGTCAATTAGGCAGTTGTCGTATGCGCTGCGGAGTGTCTCAATGTCTGGCTCATTCGCAGTGTAGATCAGTGACTCGTCGTTAATGTTTTCTGGTGATTCGGATTTCATGGATTATAGCTGTAATAGGTTTCCCCGTTCTCTTCTCGGAGTGTCACCTTGATTCTTTTTTTGACGATCCTCTGGGAGAGTTTCTGCGAGCATTCAATGGGGATGCGGCTTCCGTTTAGGTCGCCATAGACGAAACGCGGGTTCCTAGCGGCTTCGATGACGTATACCTCAATCTCCTCGGTCTAGACGGCCGGGGTGGCTAGGTGTTTCTTCATCATCCACAGTGCGTGGTCAGTCCAGTAGATGGTGGCTCCGGTCTTGTCCCAGTCCACCCCCTTGGTCAAAAACTCGTCACGATATGCCTTAGCCTCGGTGGGGGTGACTCCCAGCTTCTCCGCGACTTCCTTTTGCTTCCAGTCTTTAATATCCGCCATTGCCTTGAATTGTTACTTGTGATCGTTTTGCGTCAACGTGATCTAGGTCAGCAATGGCAGCGTAACGCAGAACGTCAATAGGATCTTTCCACGCCTCCTTTAGCCCCTGATCGCCCGTATACTCTGCCAATGCCCTGATGATGTTCTCGCAGTCCGAACTGATATAGAAATGGGGGCGGTTTACCGAGTCTAGGGGCTTGCTGGTATCGTAGCTCATCTTGCTGAGTAGTGCCTGCAAACCCTCCTCGATCTCCAGCCCGGGCGCGGGGTTGCATATGATCTCCATCTCGCTCAAATCCTCGATGATGGACGAGGCTCCGTCAGAGGCTTGGTAGCGAGCAGCACCCAGCCTCGGGTCGATCAGCCTGTCGAATATCTCCTCCTCCTCCTCGTAGTTCTTGATCAGTTCGACGTAGTCCCTGATGCCATACCCAAGCCCTTTAGCGGCCTCCCCGGGTATCCATTTACCGCTCTTCCACTCAGCCCAGTCACCGTATTCAGTGCTAGGCCACTCGCGGTAGACGTAATACGTCCCGGTCTCGTCCACAGCCAGCCAGCACATGAACCAGTTCTTTGCCCCAGCCGGGTCGATGATCTGGTATCGGGTGACGTTCTTGGTTGGAATTTGATCCTTCGGAATTACATTTACGGCGGTGTTGAATTTCGGGAACTTGGTCGCCTGAGATTTCACAGGGACTCCGTATGCGCGGATGAGGATCTCCTCCCGCGTCCTGCCCTCCAGAGCCTCCTTGATGCGGTCGTAGCCCCCGAACGGGTTGTCCTGCGAGTGGAAGTAATGGATCGATGCATTGCGCTTCTTGGGGTTTGCTCGCTGGATGTATGGCACTAGCTCACCATTGAGTAGCTCTGCATGACGCGACTCGATGGTCGTAGCCCCGTCGAGATACTCTTTGATGACCTCTGTCCATCCATCGATGGGGGTGAATGTGACCAGCATCTTAGCGTCCCGCGTAGCCAGTCGAAAGCGCAGCGTATTGATCAGTTCTGGCCCAAGTAAATACTCGTCCAGCCACACCCCGATGTTATGCCACACGGGCGACCTGCTACCAAGCTCCGCTCCCTCCAGAATGGTGGGGTTGTTCTGATACTGGGAGTATGTCTTAAAGATGATTTGCGACCCGTTAGGCAGGATTAGACTCCCGTCTGTGAACCCGTTCTTCTTGGTGTAGCTGATATACGCACCCGCGCTTGTCTGCTTGGTCTTTAGCTCCGCAGGGAGCCAGTCATAGACCGCGCTCTGCTGCTGGCGGATCGACACCTCGGATGTCTGGGCGAAACAGAATATCTCGCAGTTAGGGTTTTCCACCGCAGAACGAACAATTGAGTAAGCACCGAAAATCGTTTTTCCTG